TGAAACACATATTTAGGTTGATCTTTTATGTGAGTATTCATTCTAAGTCTACCATTAAACGCTACAATTTTTCCTGTTATGTCTCTGATTGGAAAATTAATTCTATCTTTAAATGGAGAATCTATACTTACAAATGCTTCAAACTCTCTAAAAGTTTGAGATTTTATATTTCTCTCTGTGCCTATATATGGTAGTGCCGATACTGGCATTTGTAGTCCTATAGATTCAGACCTTTTGCGGTCTATTGTTTGTTTTAATTTTTCTCTTTTTATATCTAAATAGTTACTTGGTTTGTCAAATAGTTTAAATATATTTCCTTTATATCCACAAGAGAAGCAATTATATACTCCTGTAATTTTATCAATTCTCATACTAGGATTTGAATCATCGTGTTCTGGATTAAGACATGATACTATAAAATCCGCAGGGGACATTTTAAAAGGTATCTTTTCTTCAATTAATAGTTCTTCTACTGTCATTCTTGATATACCTTACCTCTATCTATTATTAAAAATCCATTTAAGTGATCGAACTCATGTTGGATTACTCTTGCATCAAACCCAATAAACTTCTGTAATCTAGGTTCATAGTTCTCGTCTATAAATTCTAGTACTATACTATGCGCACGTTTTACTTTTACATGTGCTCCTGGGCAGCTCAAACACCCTTCCCAGTCTGTTTTTGTATAGCTACTTCTTTCTTTAATTTTTGGGTTAATAAATACTTGTGGAGGACTTCCTGCTAAAAATACTCTTTCAGGTACTCCTATTTGTATTGCAGATATACCTACACCTTTGTTTTCTTTCATAGCTTCTTGCATTTGATGTATTGTATCTTCTAGTTCTTCTTTAGCATGAATACTATCATTTACCCACTCTTTTGATACCTGTCTTAGTATCTTCTTATCTGTTACTATCATGTATATTTTGTTATCCTTTTTCTCATTTCTTTTATATATTCTTTACTTAATTCAATCATTATTGAATCTCTACCTAAATTTTCTGCTACTATACCTGTAGTTCCCAGGCCTGCAAAAGGGTCTAATACTAGTCCACCTTTTGGACTGCCCGCAATGACACAAGGTTCTATTAATTTTCTTGGGTATGTAGCAAAGTGTTCAGAGCTTGGTGCAGAATCTGCACTCTGAGTCCATACTGACCTCTTGGCTCTTAGTCCTT